CCCATACGTTCCTCTACAGATGGTTCGCGCTGTTGACCAACAGTCTTTCCAACCTAAGATTGGTTTCAAGACTCGTTACGGCATGGTTGCAAACCCATTCGCAGAAGCTACAAACCAAGGTTCAGGACGTCTCGTTCTTTCGACTAACCGCTACTATCGTCGTGTTATCGTTAACAACCTTATGTGATCAAAAGATCGGGTTAACCGACAAAAGACTAGGGGAGCAGAAATGCTCCCCTTTTTTTGCTTGACTTATGTCACGATTAACAGTATAATCATTAATGCACTGATGATAAATATACTGCATAGGTATTGGAGATAATAATGACAGCAATAGACAATACACCAGTAAACAAGAATTTCTTGAGTCCGCTTAATTTCGTATTCCAGATTAAGCGTTCACCTCATCTTAACTTCTTTATTCAAAAAGTCAACCTTCCATCATTATCTCTCAATTACCCACAACAGCCAACACCATTTACGACTATCTGGGTTCCAGGCGAACATCTAACATATGGAACACTAGATGTTGAGTTTAAGGTTGATGAAGATTTACAGAACTGGTTTGAAATTCATAACTGGTTAAGATCACTCGGTTTTCCTGATAACTTTGGTGAATATAATACGATTGAAAAACAGACACCAACAAGCGGTAAGGGTATTAGATCAGATATATCTCTAATCTTATTGAACGCTGTTAAACTACCAAGATGGGAAATAACATTTAGAGAAGCATTTCCTACATCATTATCTGCTCTTCAATTCGGCACTACTGATGAATCTGTAAATTACATTACTGCAACAGCTTCCTTTAGATTTATCTTATACGACGTTAACGAAGTTACTTGACTTTTATTGTCTTTTATAGTATTATTATACTGTAATTAAGATTGTGGAGTAGGTATGAAGATCGAGTCGATATTTGAAGAGTGGGAAAAAGATTCGCAGATTGATAAGACGGATCTAGACGAAGAGTCCCTAAAGATACCAAAATTACACCATAAATACTACCGTCAGTTTGTATCTGAACGGTTGCTTTGTCGTAAGCTCGAAGCAGATATGAAACAGCTTAAACTAGAGAAGCATGAGTTTTATACTCAGGGACCAACTAAAGAGACTCAGGAAAAAGGTTGGCAGCTACCAGCAAAAGGAATGATCCTTAAGAACGATCTACCTATGTATATTGATGCGGATAAAGATATAATTGAACTGTCTCTTAAGATCGGTTACCAGTTAGAAAAAATTGATCTGTTAGAATCTATACTTAAAACATTACAGAACAGAGGCTATAATATTAAGACTGCTGTTGACTGGATTAAATTTACACAAGGCAATTAATGGATATTATTAGAATCGAGAAAGTCGACGAAGTCTATAATAAAGTTACAGCTGATCCAGGTGTTGCCTACGAGATCAACGAATACTTTACATTTGACGTCCCAGGCGCCAAATTTATGCCAGCTTATAGGAATAAGATGTGGGACGGTAAGATTCGTCTCTACAACACCATGACTGGATATCTGTATGCAGGTCTGAATAAATATGTAGAAGAGTTTGCTAGGACTCGCAACTATGATATAGAATATGCGAGTGATTTTGCTGCTGATGAATTTTCATTAAAAGAAGCAATGGATTTTATCAACAAACTACAGATACCGACTAAATTTGATCAACGTGATTATCAGATTGAGGCATTTATCTACGCAGTCCGTAATCGTAGAGCATTGATGCTTTCTCCTACAGCTTCTGGTAAATCTTTTATTATCTATCTATTGGCGAGGTATTATGATGCGAAGACTCTCATTATTGTTCCGACGACTTCTCTGGTCCATCAGATGGCGACTGACTTTACAGAATATGGATATACGAGCCCCATACACAAAATACAAGCGGGTGTCGACAAAAATGTCAATACGCAAATTACAGTCTCAACATGGCAATCAATATACAAACAACCGAAAGGTTGGTTCGATCAGTTCGAGGTAGTTATCGGTGATGAAGCTCATCTATTCAAAGCCAAATCTCTTTCTAGTATTATGTCTAAGTTACAAAATTGTCGTTATCGCTTTGGTTTTACTGGGACTCTGGATGACACACAAACACATAAACTTGTTTTAGAGGGTCTTTTTGGTGCTGTTAGACGTGTAACCACAACAGCTAAATTAATTGAGGATAAACATCTTTCTAGTTTTCTAATCAAGGCGATTGTCCTTAAATATCCAGACAAAGAGCGTCAGCTCATAGCCTCTTATGACTATCAAAAAGAGATAGATTGGCTTGTTACTCTGGCTGCTCGTAATAATTTTATCAAGAATCTAGCTTTATCCCTCCATGGCAATACACTGTTGATGTTTCAGTTTGTTGATAAGCATGGTAAAATATTATATGATATGATACAAAAAGCAACCAACCAGCCAGTGTTTTTTGTTCATGGTGGTGTTAGTGGAGATGAACGTGAAGAGATACGTAGGATCGTTTCAAAAGAAAATAATGCTATTATTATTGCTAGTTCGGGAACTTTCTCCACAGGTGTTAACATTCCTAATCTGTCTAACATTATATTTGGGAGTCCTTCAAAATCCAAGATTAGAAATTTACAATCAATTGGTCGCGTTTTACGTAAATCAGATAACAAGACTAGCGCAACATTATATGACATTGCTGATGATTTAAGCTGGAAGACTAAAAAGAATTTTACTATACTACATTTTGTTGAGCGTATGAAGATATACAATGAGGAAAAATTTGACTATAAGATATATCCTGTAAATTTGAAAGTGGAATAAATGGCAACAGCACCCAGAAAAAAGAAACAACACTACGTCAATAACAGAACACTCTTTGAAAAGATGCAAGAGTATAAGGCTGCTAGGATATTAGCAGAATCTGAAGATAGACCTCCTCCTAAGATTCCTAGATATATCGGAGAGTGTTTATTGATGATCTGCACCAAATTAGCAACCAAACCTAATTTTTCTGGGTATACATATAGAGACGAGATGGTGGCTGACGGTATAGAAAACTGTATCGCGGCAGTTGATAATTTTGATCCAGATAGATATAATAATCCTTTCGCCTATTTTACACAGATCGCATGGAATGCTTTTATCCGTAGGATTAACAGAGAAAAGAAGCAGTCTTATATTAAACATAAGAATTATCAGAACAATTATCTGATGAGCGATCAACAAATGGAATCTATTACAACAAATGAATATTCTGATGACTTAATTAAATCTTTTGAAGATAAGATGGTAGTAAAGAAACCTGCTACTACCAAAAGATCTGGTGTTGAATTATTTGCAAATGGAGATGTTAAGAGTGAAAATAGCGTTAATAACTGATACGCATTGGGGTATTCGTAATGATAATTCTGCATTTATGGACAATAGCAAAAAGTTTTTAGATGATGTCTTTTTTCCACGACTTAGCTCTATGGGTGTTAATCATATCATCCATCTTGGTGATATTGTTGACCGCCGTAAGTATATCAATTTTCTTACTGCGAAGCGTCTTCGTGATGATTTTCTTGATCCTCTTGAAACTATGGGAATCTCTATAGACATCATTGCTGGTAACCATGATGTTTATTATAAGAATACAAATGAAGTAAATGCGCTTGAGGAGTTGATTAATGGGAAATACAAAAACGTCCGCATCTTTACGGAGGCTAGTACTGTCGCTCAGAAAGATGATACACCGATACTATATGTCCCTTGGATCAACAACCAAAACCGAGCAGACACTCTCAAAGAAATACAAGATTCCAAATCACAAATCGTTTTGGGGCACCTTGAGCTTGAGGGTTTTCAAATGTATAGAGGATCTGCTGTCTCTCATGGAGATAGTCCTGATCTCTTTGGCCGCTTTGATCTTGTGTGCTCTGGTCATTATCATCATAAGTCCACTATTGGTAACATTCATTATCTTGGCTCTCATTGCCAGTTTACATGGAGTGACTATGACGATCCTCGGGGGTTCCACATCCTCGACACCGAAACAAAAGAGTTGACTTTTATAGAGAATTTATATAGAATGTTTAATAAGGTCTGGTATAATGATTCTGATAAGACTATATCAGACGTGTTAGATCATGACTTTGATCAATATAAGAATCAGATCGTAAAGGTTATCGTAACAAATAAATCTAATCCTTACTGGTTTGATATGTTTATTGAGAAATTAGAAAAGGTTGGGACTCTAGAGATGCAGATCGTGGAAGATAATCTTAATCTTTATCTTGAGAGTGATGATGATATCATCAATGAAGCTGAAAGCACCCTAGATATATTCAACAAATATATTGATCAGTATGACGGTAATACTATCAATAAGAAAAAACTGCAGACTACGATTACAGATCTATACAATGAGGCATTGACCGTAGAATGATTGTATTTAAAAAATTACGCTGGAAGAATTTTCTTTCTACTGGTAATGTATTTACTGAAATAGATTTAAACAAACATAATACGACTCTTATTATCGGCGAGAATGGTGCTGGAAAGTCAACCATTCTTGACGCATTGTCATATTCTCTGTTTGGTAAACCTTTCCGTAAGATTAAGAAACAGCAGATTATCAATTCTATAACCAAGAAAAACTTGATGGTAGAAGTTGAGTTTTCTATTGGTCCAAATAACTTTAAGATTCGTAGGGGTAACTGGCCGACTGTATTTGAAGTATATCAGAATGATGAGCTTCTGAATCAATCCGCAGAGATGAAAGATTATCAGGAGGTATTGGAAAAATATATCCTGAAGATCAATCATAAGTCATTCTGTCAGGTAGTCGTGTTGGGTTCGGCTACGTTCCTGCCATTTATGCAGTTATCTACTGGTTCTCGCCGAGAGATTATTGAAGACCTGTTAGATCTTCAAATATTCACGACTATGAATAATCTATTGAAAGATAAGATTACTGATAATAGAGATAATATAACTGATCTACAGTATAATCAGAAATCAGTACAGGAAAAGATTAAACTTATCCGCGAACATATGTTAGAGATGCAAAATAACAATGATGTTATCATTGCTGAAAAGAAAGATCGCATAGAGGCATCTAAGAAACAGATTGAAGATCACAACGGAACGATTGAAGATATAAAAACTATCGTACAAGATATGGCTAAAAAGACTGGTAGTCTTGAATCTCTAGAAAAGAAGATGAATAAACTATCAAGTCTACGCCATAAGATCGAGGCCAATCTTGCTGTATTGAACAGAGAAGTCAGTTTCTTTCATGATAATGATAGCTGCCCAACATGCAAACAAGAGATTGATAAAGATTTTAAGTGCGATGCTATCGAGTCTAGAAAGACAAATATATCTGAGATTCAGGATGGCCTAACTAAACTATCCGAGGAATATGATAAGACTGATACTGAGATAAAAGAGATGTTGTCTATAAACGATAATATCCGTCAAAAGACTATCGAATTGAATATCATATCAACTAAGATAAGTTCGTTGAATACCTACATCAACCAGATAGAAAATGAGATTAGTTCTATCCGTCAGACTGAAGAAGATAAGGACGAGTCTAAACTATCAGATCTTGAGATTGAACTGGCCCATATAAGCCAGAGATTACATTCTCTTAATGATGATAAGATGATATTGGCGGCTGCATCTACTCTGTTGAAGGATGGCGGTATTAAGTCTAAGATTATTCGTCAGTATGTCCCAGTCATCAATAAACTGATCAACAAATATCTATCAGCGATGGAGTTTCTTGTTCAGTTTGAACTCGATGAAGAATTTAATGAGACGATTAAATCTAGGTTCCGTGATGAATTTTCCTATACATCTTTCAGCGAAGGCGAAAAGATGCGTATCAATCTGGCTATTCTGTTTGCTTGGCGAGCAGTGGCTAAACTTCGTAACTCCATAAATACTAACATTCTGATCATGGATGAAGTGTTTGATAGTTCTCTTGACGCTAATGGTACCGAAGAATTTATGAAGATCTTAAATACTATCACGATTGATACGAATACGTTTATCATTAGTCATAAGACTGATCAGATTAGTGATAAATTTGACAATGTAATTAAATTTGAAAAACATAAAAACTTTAGCAGGATAGCATCATGATTTTAGTTGAACATACAGATCCGATTCTTACTACGAAATGTGAGCCATACAACTTTGTTAAATCATCAGAAGATCCAGTTGAGCTGGCCCAGAATATGGTAAAATTTATGTATGATAACAACGCTCTTGGCCTTTCAGCAAATCAGATTGGTTTGAATTATAGAGTGTTTGCTATGCGTGGTTACCCAGAAAACTTTGTATGTTTCAATCCTCGCATCGTCCAGCCTGGAGAACAGATTGTCTCATTAGAAGAGACTAGTGTTACACATCCAGGTCTTATAGTAAAGGTAAAACGACCACAACATATTCGTGTTCGTTTCCAGACTCCGAATGGTGATACTAGGACTGAGACTTTTACGGGTATGACTGCAAGAATATTCCAACAACAGCTTGACTTTATTGACGGAATACCGTATTATAGTAGAGCTAACAAATATCATAAAGACCAAGCATTTAAAAAATGGAAAAAATCAGCATGAATATTTTCTACATAGACCACGATCCAATACAGGCTGCTCGCTGGATGGTTGACAAACATGTTGTTAAGATGATTCTAGAGTCAGCACAACTATTGTCAACTGCTCATCGTGTATTAGATGGTATGGAAAGAATTGGTCTAACTCCTAATGGCCGAAAACGAAAAGAGTGGGTATTACCCGATGCTCGCGAAAGTATCGTATATGCTGCTACACATATTAATCACCCTTCAGCTGTCTGGTGTCGTAAATCTATAGAAAATTATACTTGGCTTTCCGAACATCTATATGCTCTTTTAGACGAGTATACGTATCGTTATGAGAAACGCCATAAATGTTCAGAGATCGCATATACTCTACAGTCTCCTCCGCATAAACTTAAAGATTGGGACTGGACTCCGATGCCTTCTTGTATGGCTGAAGAATATATTATCAGTAAAGACCCTATCACTAACTACCGCAATTACTACAAGATCGGCAAAGCTACTATGCACTCTTGGAAGAAACGCGAACAACCAGAATGGATTACAGCATGAGTTTTTATACAGACGTAAAAGATTTTCACATTGCTTTTGGTCAGCGTGTTGGTACTAGACCAGAGTTGCCAAATATGAATGAGCGTAATTTACGTATCAAACTATTGGCTGAAGAATATAGAGAATACACAGTCGCAGAAAATGAGAACGATATCGTAGAGATTGCTGATGCTTTGGCTGATATTATCTATATCGCATGCGGAACAGCAGTTTCTTATGGGATTCCTCTAGATATATTGTTTGCTGAAGTGCACCGTTCTAATATGGCAAAACTTGTAAATGGCAAGGTTCTCCGTCGTGAAGATGGAAAGATACAAAAACCAGAAGGCTGGAAAGCTCCGGATGTTAAGGCGATTTTGTATCCCAGCCATGATTATAACGCTTGACAAATTGTATAAAATGGTATATAATTTTGTCTATATAGTTTGGTAATGCACTTTTTGAGGAGACACATATGGTAGAAGTTCTTATATTGCCTAAACATGATGCTGAAGAAACTCTCGGCACATTTATTACATGCAAAGATTACGCAGATCGTTTGATTGATTATGATTGTGACGTGTATGCTTTAGATCCTCTGGATCCCACCAAAGCCGATGAAGAAAACATTATCTTCAAATACCGCAAAAATATCTTTACTAAAGAAGAATGCGATATGGCGTATGCTGGATTGCGAGATGCTGCTGTTGAATCGCAGAACCGTGGTATGGCTGCTGGCCCTCGTGGCGATCAGCTTGGAGCTGAAGGTCGTGGTAATCGTGATTGGGTAACACCAGAGCAGGAAGAAATCCTTTCTTTTATTGCTCGCCCAATAAATACTATTGATGATGGTACTACTATCGAATCAATTAAAGAGAGCCATAAGAAAGGTTCTAAAGAAGAGACTCGCGGACGTGTATGGTTGCGTTCCGAAGTTACTAAATTGTATCCTGAATATCATGGTTGGTTTGATAAGTGGCTTGCTGGTATCCATAATAAATCTCGAGAAGAACAGATTGTTGAAGCTAAGAATATCGCCGATAACTGGATCTCCGAAACAAATTATGCTCAGTCAGTAATGTCTGGTATTGCTGGTTACTTTGACCGTTATCCTCGTATCCCATACGGTCGCGAGACTTCTTATACTGAAAAGAATCGCGAGAAATTTGCGATGGCTTATCCCTACCTTCAGAAACTGAATGCTCAGTTTAAAGAATTGCTTCCTGTTCGCTGGGGTAACCAACGTAAAGCTGCCGATCAGCTTGATCCTAAATTCCTTGTTGAAGGAACAGTATTTACTACTCTAACAGTCAATCATAACTGGCGTACAGCTTGCCACCGAGATGCGGGAGATTTGCATGAAGGATTCTCTAACATTTGTGGTATCACAGGCCCAGAAGGAAAAGGTTGGAAAGGCGCTGAGTTCATCCTACCTGAGTTTAGGGTGGCTATTAACCTTCAGCCTGGAGATATGTTGCTGGTTAACAATCACGGCGGGATTCACGGTAATGATGCTCTTATCGGGGATGATAATGACCGTCTTACTCTTGTGTCCTATTTCCGTGAGAAAATGGTTGAACTGAAGTCTTGGGATTATGAACATCTCCGCAAACAATATGTTGAAGAGCGACGCATGAATCACAGTCATCCTTTACATCGCCCATTGTGGAATGGCGTTTCTCCAGGAATGTGGGAAGATAAAGAATGGTATGATTATATGGCGGCTCATAGTATGCCCGACCCATATGCGTCATCAGCAGCTGCAAGTCTGGAGTCATTTTTCGGATGATTGTAACTGTCCAGTCTGCAAATAGATCTGAAAAAGTCGGAGCTCTCTTGAAAAAGATTGCTCCGATTGATCCTATCTTTTATGTTCCTATGTGGCAGGTCCAGGATTATATTTCTGCTGGTGCAAATTATGTCGTTGGCGTAGAAGGTGTTATGCCAATGAAACCAAAACAGCTTAATGCTGCTCTTAATGATTTTCAGGGCGAGACTATTGTTACTATGGATGACGATTTCGTCAGCTGTGTATCTGTAACACCTGATAAGAAGGCCAAGGGTTGTTCTCTTAAAGATTTAATTGAACAGACGCTAGAGGAATTTGAAAAGTCCGATGCTGAGTTGGCAGGATTCTCAACAACTTCTAATCCTTTCTTTCTGCGCACTACCGAGAGTGAGAGTTTCGGTATGATTACTGGCCAGATATTGTTTCACAAATCTAATGGTATTTTGTTTGATGAAGCAATGAATGAGATGGAAGATCTTGAATATATCATTCAGCATCACCTACATAAAGGTATATTGAAGATTAACAGGTTCGTTGTCAATTTTCACATCTTCGGTAGAAACGAAAATGATGATGCTAAATACTCTGGCGGTTATAAAGGGTTCAGGACTAAAGAGACTGAATTTAAAACATATAACTATATGAGAAACAAGCATCCTACAGCTTTCTCTAATAAGATCGAATACAATAAGACTGCTGATATACCCAAGAGAGTTATGTGGCAAAAATTGACAGAGCGTGGTGGCGCGACTCTATTTTGAGGTGACTTATGATTGATTATGAAATTGCTATCCCGTCCTACAAACGACCAGAGACTATCAAGAAAAAGACTCTAAAGGTTCTTGAAAGTTATAATATCGACCCCAATCGTGTTACCATTTTTGTTGCTGATGCTGAAGAGTTGGAATCGTACACCAAATCTTTGTTAGGCACACCATATCAAAAGCTGGTTGTCGGTGTTCCGACCATTGGCGCTCAGCGTAACTTTATCGAAAAGTATTACCTTGAGGGAACACGACTGATGATGTTTGATGATGACATCGAAGAAGTGCAGGTTAAGATTAGCGAACAGAAACTTGGTCGTGTTGTTGATCTTGAAAAAGAAATCATTCAACAGGGTTTTACTGAATGCGAGAAAGCTGGTGCTAAGACATTCGGTATCTATGCTGCATCAAATGCTTATTTTATGAAGGACAGGATCTATACTAAACTCTGTTACATCATCGCTTCTATGTTTGGTGTTATCGTAGAGCATGATGATTTTCTTGCTCGTGTTACCAATCATGGCGAAGATTATGAATATTCTATTCGTCAATATATTAAGAACGGTTGTGTAGTTCGTCTTGATAATTACACCGTCAAATCAAATTATTACAAAGAAGACGGTGGCCTTCAGACTATCCGTACGAAACAGTATGTTTATGATTCTATTAAGAAGATTACAGAGATGTTTCCTAATCATTGCACCATGTATATTCGCGAGACTACGGGGCATGCTGAATTAAAACTTAAAGATAAGATTGGACCAGTAGGTTCAACGCTTGACAATTTCTTCAACTGAGGTTATAATGGATAATATTAGCTACAAATATTCTGAAGATAAGAGTTTGGCTGAGATTGCAGCCTATATAGATGAGACATACTCTCAGCACTATTCCCAAAACAAATTTCAAGCAACTGAGTTTATTATCGACTCTGGTCTTGGTACAGGTTTTTGTATGGGTAATGTTATGAAATATGCTCAGCGTTATGGTAAGAAGGGTACTCCTGCTGACTGGCGCAAAGACTTACTAAAAGTTATTCACTACGCGATTATGCAATTACACGTTCATGAATTAGAAAATGGAGATAAGAATGGAAATTAATGTTCCTATTGAGAAACTACGTGAGAATAAACTGTTTGTAGCAACACCTATGTATGGTGGCCAGTGTGCTGGTATGTTTGCTAAGTCCTCAGCTGACTTGTCTGCTCTTTGCACTCAGTATGGTATTCCTCTTCAGTTTTATTACCTGTTTAACGAGTCATTGATTACTCGCGCTCGTAACTATTGCGTAGATGAGTTCATGCGTTCTCCAGCTCAGCATCTGATGTTTATTGACTCCGATATCGGATTTAATCCTCAGGACGTTCTTGCTCTGATGGCTTTGCAGGCTGAAGAGCCAGAAAAGTATAACATCATCGGTGGCCCATATCCTAAGAAGTGCATCAGCTGGGAAAAGATTAAGCTCGCAGTTGATAAGGGTATTGCTGACGAAGATCCTAATGTTCTTGAAAAGTTCGTTGGCGATTATGTCTTTAATCCTAAGAACGGCACTGGTCAGATTCCGATTAACGAACCAGTTGAAGTTCTTGAGATTGGCACTGGCTTTATGATGATTCATAAGAGCGCACTTCAGAAGTTTGCTGATGCTTATCCACAATACAGCTATCGCCCAGACCATGTTCGTACCGAAGCGTTTGATGGTAGCCGTGAGATTCTTCAGTACTTCCAAGCTGAAATTGATCCTAAGTCGAAGCGTTATCTCTCTGAAGATTACTGGTTCTGTCAGAAGGTTCAGGAGATTGGTCTTCGCACTTGGTTCTGCCCATGGATGTCTATGCAGCACGTTGGCTCATATATCTTTGGTGGTTCTCTTGCCGACTTGGCTTCTATTGGCGCAGCTGCTACGGCTGATCCAGGAGCTATTGGTGGTAAGAAAAAGAAATAACTTTAATTTTGAATGGAGTATATTATGAAACTTGATCCTAAGACTATTAACGTAATGAAAAACTTTTCTTCAATCAATCCTTCAATGATTATCAACGAAGGTAACGTATTGAAGACTATCTCGCCTGGAAAGACTGTTATGGCGAAGGCAAATGTTCCTAACAGTTTTCCTTCTCGCGCATCTATCTATAACGTCAATCGTTTCTTGAGCCTGTTGTCTACTTTTGAAGAACCAGAAATTAAATTTAATGATAATGGTTTCCTCATCAGCGATAAGTCTGGTCAGAAAAATGCACCTTATAACTTTGCTGACGAGTCAACAATCAAGGCTCCACCAGAAAAAGAAATCGTACTTCCTTCAACAGAAGTTACTTTTACTTTGAATACTGTGAATCTTGCTGAGATCGAAAAGGTTCTTGGTATTCTTGGTCTGCCTGATATTACAGTAGTTGGTGACGGTAAAGAAATTACCCTGCAGGCTATTAACTCTAAAGAACCAAATGGCGATTCTGTTCGTCGTACTATCGGCACTACAGATAAAGTTTTCTGTGCTGTATTCAAGGCTGAGAATATGAAGCTGATGGATGGTACGTATGAAGTATCTGTCTCTTCTAAGGGGATCTCTCATTTTAAGGGCGACAATGTAGATTATTGGATCGCTGTTGAAAGCGGTTCTTCCTTCTGATAGTGAAGGGAGGGCTAACCACCCTCCCATTTTTTTGATATGGAGAATATGATGCGTGAAGATTTTCTTTGGGTAGAAAAGTATCGACCAAAAACTATTGCTGATTGTATCTTGCCTGTTGATCTTAAGAATACATTTCAGCAGTTTGTCGAACAGGGTAATATTCCTAATTTGATTCTTTCTGGTTCTGCTGGTGTCGGTAAGACAACAGTAGCCAAAGCCATGCTTGAACAGCTTGAGTGTGATTATATCGTAGTTAACGGATCTATGAATGGTAACATTGATACGTTGAGAAATCAAATACAAAACTTTGCTTCTTCTGTATCTTTTACGGGAAAAAGAAAATATGTTATCCTTGACGAAGCCGATTATCTTAATGCTAATAGCACTCAGCCTGCTCTTCGTAACTTTATGGAAGAATTTTCCAAGAACTGTGGATTCATTCTTACTTGTAACTTTCGTAACCGCATCATTGATCCTCTTCACTCTCGTTGCTCAGTCATAGAGTTTAAGATTGGCAAAGCTGATATGGCTAAGTTAGCCAAGCAGTTCTTTAAACGTGTTATTAACATTTTAGAAATTGAAAATGTCAAACACGAACCAGCTGTTGTTGCTGAGGTAATCAATAACCATTTCCCAGATTGGCGCCGAGTTCTTAATGAGCTTCAGCGTTATTCAGCTACTGGTGCTATTGATCAGAATATTTTAAACAGTGTCAAGGAAGTTCAGATTGATGCTCTCATTGCTCTTCTAAAGAGCAAGAATTTTACAGATCTTCGTAAATGGGTTCATAACAATTTAGATATGGATCAGAATACATTGTTCTCTAAATTCTATGAGATCTCAGCAGATGTGATGACGACTCAGAGCGTAGCACAGCTCGTCTTGCTGTTGGCTAAGTATCAATATCAGTCTGCATTCGTTTCGAATCCTGAGATCAATATTATGGCTTTCCTTACAGAAGTACTGATAGAATGTGAGTTTGCATGAGCGGATTTATAGATGTTACTGGTGAAGAGCGTAAGGAAGAAGTAGTACAGGTATATTCTAAACCGAAATACGACTGGCGTTATGAGAACAGCATCAGCTTTACTAAAACTAATGAAGAGATAGGATCTATGGCCGAGCATAAATACAGTGTTTGGCGAACTAATAATTATTTCTCCAACTTTGCTGATACTGTTTTGTATGCCAATGAAATGAATATAAATTATGGCATAACTGATAAGATGCATTATGATTATCTTAAAAGCATAATCGCAAAGAAAAGAAGATTCTTTAAGCATGATAAGAAGTCAGAAAAGAAAGATACTACTATAGAACTGTTGCAGGAATATTATGGTTATAGCCATGAGAAAGCAAAAGCTGCAGCACCTTTGTTGACTGATGAACATATTGATATCATGAAGAAGAGATTATATAAGGGTACAGTATGATTAGAACAATAGACAATTTTTTACCTGAAGATATGTATGCTGAATTGGCTAAGAGATTTGAACAGCCAATGATGTATTATGGTTGGAAAGCACACAATAAAAATGATCCTCATGGCCACTGGAATCATCAGATAGGTATTTCTACTTCTGCTGATAATCTTGCAGACATATCATCAAAATTAGATGAACAGATTAAAGAGATATGGGATTATGTATCTTCAACATACGAAGAGCTGAAAGATAATAAGATCCTTAGATGTTATGTCAACGGTCATACTTATGGCGTAGATGGTTATTTCCATAGAGATAGTACCAGAAAAGATGAGATAACAATAGTTTTATATCTCACAGAAGAATGGAAACTAGACTGGGCTGGTGAGACTGTATTCGCTAGAGACGGTGATATCATACATTCATCTATCCCTAAGAAAAATAGAGCAGCCATGTTTGATTCTAGTATATTACATGCCGCCAGAGGGGTTTCTCGTAATTGTCATGAATTGAGAAAAACATTTATGTTTAAGACGAGAGCTCAGAGATCACACAATTTTGAAAAGATCAGTTCTTTTGCTTTTAATAATGGTGCTACAAACCACAGACACCAGAGAGGAACTCTTCATGATCATCTCGTAAGAGTATATCAACTCTTAGAAGATAAGGGTCTTGATGAATCAATCTGTTTTGCTGGTGGCCTCCATTCAGTATTTGGTACGACAGCATTTAAAAATAACATTCTAACATTAAACGATGAAGAAAAAGTTGTTGCTGAATTTGGTCAGAAGGCATTTGATCTTGCTGCATTATTCAGTATCATCGATAGACCCAAGACTCTTATTTCTCCAGAGTCATTTGATGGAGAGAATGTCTACCTGAAGATGAGAGACGGAAGAACATTATTTGTTGACAGAGATACCTTTGATGCACTAAGATATATAGAATGTGCAAATCTTTTAGACCAAAACTCTCTAAAAGATGAAGGATTATTAGCATTTTGGAATCAAAATGATGAAAACAATAAATAAGATGAACAATAATCATCATGGGGTAAATCATGTCAGTTTTAGAAACACTCTTGGAGGTGAAGATAGGTGAAGAAGAAGACTTTCTAAAGATTAAAGAAACTCTTACACGCATCGGCGTGGCTTCCCGCAAAGACAAAAAACTATATCAATCTTGTCATATTCTTCATAAACAGGGCAAATACTTCATTGTCCACTTTAAAGAACTATTTGCTCTCGACGGCAAACCATCAAATTTCTCAGATGAAGATAAGGGTCGTCGTAACACAATAGCAGAATTATTACAACAATGGGGTCTGATCAAGATCGTTGAGCCAGAAAGGTTCAAAGAACCAAAGACTCCTATGAATCAGATTAAGATATTACCGCACAAAGAAAAACATGAGTGGGAATTAGTAACTAAGTATAACATAGGTCGTAAGAAATAATGGAGATGTTTTATTATGAAATTTGTGACAGTGATGGATATGTGGCTTTTGGTATTGAATGGTATCCTGCTGGGAACCATTCTTTACTATGGTAAAAAGCTAGTAGAGCTCGTAAAGTTTACGAGCGACGATAAGTTTGACGAAAGCATCAAGAAAGCAGTCAGCTTAGAGAATCAAAGAATCGTCAATATCATCAACAAAGAACTCAATACGTTCAAGTCAGCTCAGACTATGGGCGATCCGAGCTACGATAATCTCATAACAGAATTAGAGACTATCCTGGGGCTAGTAAAGAAATGAAGTGGCCCATCAAGATAGTAAGAAAACTACCAGACACAGAGGCTGGTCGTAAATTACAGCAGATAAAAGATATACTATATCCGCCAAGCAAGTTAGATGATGTTGGTGAGTATAAGGTTCAGATTGAGTATGGCGCTGACTATAATCTAGATGCAGCTCTTACCGATTTAGAACATGATGCTAATGATGAAGTTACTCGCGAAACAATAAAAGAAGTTACTGAAAGACTGTATAAGGTCAGAAAGATACTTGAGGCTTATGTAGAATTACATGATGGTGCTCAGTATATGATTGTTGATAATCTTCAAGAAGAGAAGGATATAGAGTATGACAAACATTCATGACAACAAATACTTAGATATTCTTTTCGATGAGATCGAGAACATGATTGATTATCAAGATGATATCTGGCATGCTGAGCAACAGGGTAAACTCAGCTCAAGAGATCGCACCAAAGAGATGTATGATGCCTCAAAGAAACGTGCACATGATGCGTTTAAGAAGGCAGTTCGCATCGAGGTCGCTAACCTATTGAGAAATAAGGTAGATATTATTGTATAATTTCGCTTGCTATTTTTTCCGTAATACCCTATAATGTGAATATAGGTTGATTGAGGAGAAAAGAAATGAACGAAGTTTTTATTCAAGCTCAAGATAAGTCTGGTATGTGGAGAACTTATCAGACTACTCAAAACCAGTCTCAGTTGATTCTGGTTCGTATGCAAGAGATCAAGAATCGTTATCCTGATTTTCGCGTACGTGCTGTAGATAAAGATGGCCGTGTCGTTGATATTCTCGGTTAACTTATATAAATAGATTTAACATGAAAGGTTATTATATGACAAAGACTGCAAAAGTATTGAATGCATTCCTCTCGGGTAAAGAAATGACCGCGAAGCAAATCGCCGCACGTTATAACGTAGGCAATCCAGGTCGTGTAGTCCATTATCTCCGCGAGCAAGGGTATAGTATTAATCTTAATACTCATGTAGATACCAAGGGTCGTGTAACAAATAAGTATAGCCTCGCATAATCGATAGGAAAAAACCTAGAGATTTAAGCGGGGACCGAAAAATCCCCGCTTTTTTTTATGCTTGACTTTTTACTGCTACTAAGTTATAATGTGTATAATGTGAAATTCGCTCTTTGACATCGTAAGAAAAAAGAAGATAACTTTGGTTATCTCTTTATAGATACACCGTTGATCTGGGACACGGTATGCGTGAGATTTTGTTTCACGTCGTGCAGTAAACTAAGATGCCTTTTGGGGACCTGGAGGGTCTCCGTATAAAGGCTACGTAGGTGAGAATCCTACACGGTGTATCTTGATAGAGATAATTGTTTCTTCACGGGTGCATCAGAGCCCGAAGCGTCTGCAGAATAATTAACGCAGAGGTAGACTTCTCAGTCCGTATAATCAGCTGTAATCGACGGTGGTGACAGAAGTTAGACAGCTGGTGCATCCTTGAAGAAACAATTATTCCGTGGTAGCACAGCGGTAGTTGCATCTGACTGTTAATCAGAATGTCGTAGGTTCGATCCCTACCCACGGAGCCAATTTTATGACCTGGATACT